TTATAATGGGTTTTTCAGGTGGAGGAGGTTCAACGGGTGTAACAAATCACGTTCATTCTTCGGCAGTAGGAGAAGGAGGAAGTCTTTCTATTCCAGATACTTTAATAGCTGATAGTAATTTATACTCCAGGATTATAATAGGTGCATAAAATGAAAATAAATAATTCTTTAGATGTTGCATTATGGGAAAAAATAACCTGTAAATGTGATCATTCAAGTATTGAAACTGAATTTCCTATAAAAAATTGTCTTCATTGTAAATGTCAACAAGCTTGGGATTCAGTACCAAAAGAAGATTTTGAAATTGAAGAACCTGACCTAGATGAAAATAATACTCCGTTAAAAACTACACATAGTAGAACAGTTAACGAAATCACTTTGGTTCGTGGTAAAGTAGACGATGTTATAGGGTGGACTTTTTAAATTGGTATCTGGAGACGTTGTAAATGGTATAAGCGTTCAAGGGGTAAACGTTAATTTTCAGCCAGCAGTAGGGGTAGAAGTAATGATCTTAATGGCAAATAGTTTAGTCAGAAATGTAGGTTTGACTGATGGTGTCAATTTGTCTTACATATTATACACCCCAGATTTATCCGCAACTGCGACAAATACTTATCCTAATACTGGACAGATAAAATGGGGAATAACAAATTCAGTTTATTTATTCATTCATTCGGGACCAGTTTCTGGAGCTCCTTCATATTCAGGAATCCAAATTAAATAAGGAGGTGTTATGATGGAATCACAACTAGCAGTATTAGGCTTATTATTAGCAACTATTACCGTGCCAATAAGCACAATTGCACTTTTAAAAATACATAACGCAAATAAATAATGATGGAATATCTCACACCAGCATTACTATTCTTTATTCTAGCGTTTGCTATTGAAACAAGAATGAAAGTAGCTAAATTATGCGGTAAATTAGATAAATAAACAGTTTTAACAGTATGAGCTTATATCTTAAATACGACTCTTCTCGAAAAAATGACGGTAGAGGGCATTAAAAACCCCTCGTACCCGATCTGAAAATTTTAACTGCGACTCCAGGTATTTTGTGCCTAAAAATAGCAAAAAAAATAAAAAAAGTGATTTTTGCGATCACTGATCTTTGAAATAAATTTGGCAAAATGAACAACGTGCATTTCCTCTCTCATCACAATTAGAGATAAGAAATTTGTGTTGTGCATATCTTCTACCAGAACATTTCATGGTTCAATTACCGTTTTACATTTTGGACAATTATCCCAGAGATCTACTTTCCTGGGATAGGCTAGAATTATACCACAATGACCACAAAAATATGTGTTAATTTCGTGGATATGTTTTCTAATTCGTGCCATAATTTTTCAAAATGGTTTTCATTAGTTCTTTAGTTTCTGGATCATTGAGCATAGTTTCAAAGCATGAATCGCAGTAGCACAATTCATCAAAACAAATGCAGTAAGCTCTTCTCGTACACCTGGAACAAATTTTGTTCATGTATGTCATTACATTGTCATTTCTTTTGTTTTTATTAAACCCTACGGTGGATTTTGCATAAAAAAAAACTACGTTTTTATTCATCATCATTTCCATAATGGTAACAACGGACACTGGAGTGTCCTTTGTAGTGGATTTTGTATGAAAAAAAACTTTTTTCTATGTCCTCGTTTCGTATCCAGGCATGATCTTAAGCTAGTGGAAATAAAGGTGTGTGGGTCTATTTTAAGGGTAAAGTAAGTAATAAATAAGTAAAAGTAGTGTATTTAGTATATGATTGAGCAGTTCTTACCCTATTTGGTCATGGTTTCTATTGTATTTGGTGGCATTTGTGCCGTTGTTACTACTAGGAACATCACAAGAAGTGCACCAATTAGCACGAAAATTAAAAGACAATACGACTTATACATTTCAGACCTGGAAAGCTCAAACAAAAGACTTAATGGAAAACTTAATCAGATGAAAAAATCTATCAGTATCAGCCCAGAAGAAGCAGATGATCCTTTTGCGGCAATAGGATCAGTTTTGGACCAAATCGCACCCCAATTGCCACCAGGTATTAGACCATTATTAAAGAATAAAAAGGCGGTTGACTTTATTTCTAATTATGTTCAGCAAAACCCAGACGCAGTTAAATCAATTGTGGAAAAATTCACTAGCAAATCAACAGGTAAAGCTTCCACAACAACGACAACAGAAGATCAATCAACCCTGTAAGACTTGTGAAGATACAGAAACAGGAATCCCATGTGGTCAAGTATTATCTAATGATGTTGGAGCAGGCGGTAAAGAGTATTTTTCATTAATGGATTGTCCAACGTGTAAAGGGCAAAAGTTTATTTATCAATAAATAATGAATTAGGCATGGTTAGTATAATTAAAAAAATAATCCCTATTGCAATAGCTGGATTAGGAATATTTGCTTTGGCTAATGTTGTTGCTCGTCCTCAAATGGCTAAAGAATCAGCTACAGCATTATCAGAAACTTTAACAGGTTTTGGAGAAGGAATAGGATCAGTAGGAGGAGGAATAGGATCAGCTTTTACTTCTATTGGTACAGGTAGTGCCAAACTCTTAGATCCGTTATTTAGTTTAAAAGATTTATTTGGAATAGATAATCAAAATCAAAGTTCACTTAATTTAAGACGAGAGGAACAAGTTTTAACTGCTAGTAATACAGTAATTGATGATCCTGTTGTAAATACAGCAAGCGATCAACCTGATGTAACTCCTCAAAGTCCAGCAAGTGAGACAGCAATTCCAGCTCCGTCTTCCTGGACAGTAGCAACAAGTGCAACATCAGGAGGAAAGAGATAAAATGGCTAAAAAAAGAACTGCTAAACAAAAAGCAGCTACTAAAAAATTAATTGCATTTAATAAAAAACGAAAATCAAAGACGACTAAAAAACAAACATCAACGAAAAAAGGTGGAGTTAGAAAGACTGCACGAAAAGCATTTAAAGGACTTACAAAGAAAAGAAGAAGTATGCCACGAAGATCATCACTTAAAGGACTAACAAGTTCTAACACACTAAAGAAAGTAGCATTAGGAGTAGGGGGTGCAACACTTGCAACCGCAATGATCTCTTTTATTGCACCAAATTCATCTTTAGGTAAATTTGCACCAGCAGCTGGTGCTTATGCACTTGGAGGTATCGAAGGAATAATTGGAAACTTTGCTTTAGGTATGTTAAAACCTAGCCCATCAGGTAATCAAAACGTAGCACCACAAATGGAGGTATTATAATCATGGGTGTTCCCATAATGAGACAATACACATTCGCCGCACCAGCCGCAATTAATCAATTTGCTCTCGCAACTGATGACGTAACGGGTTTATCTGTCCAACAGTTAAACAAAGATAACGCTATCATTGATTTTGTAAATGCAGTTAATCCAGCAGGTACAGCACAATACCAAACAAGGTTATTCATCAATAACTTAGAAGCAGGTCCAACATTCTTCTCCAGCAACTCCAATTCTGGATCAGCAGGCAGAACAATTCCGGGTCCGTTGCCAATATCTGTTCAAGGTAACAGTGGAGGTAAACAACTAAGTTATTCAACAGCACAAACCATACTTGGTGGAGGTGTCGCAGCTTATCAATTCATTGTCAAATACGCAAATCTATTTTGAGGTGTATCAATAAATGCCTACAAAGATTCAAGGATTCGAAGTTTTAACAAAACCAAAAGACACTTCGATAGAATCATTCCCTATTTTTATCACTATTCCAGCTAACACTACTAGAACAGTAACCTTTCCAACTGAATTTAATGCAATAGCTATTTCATTACAGATAGAAAATCAAGACGGAACAAATGCCGCAAGTTATAGAATAAACAGTTCAACTAATCCAATGATCAATTTACCAGCTTCGAACTTTAGAAGTTTTTCAGATATGAATATTGTTTCAGTAACAGTAACAACGGGTGCAGCTGGTGTTTCTGTTATATCTGGACAGATGGCGGCATTACCTAAACCGATTATGGGAGAAGTATTATAATGGGTTTTTCAGGTGGAGGAGGTTCAACGGGTGTAACAAATCACGTTCATTCTTCGGCAGTAGGAGAAGGAGGAAGTCTTTCTATTCCAGATACTTTAATAGCTGATAGTAATTTAT